GTCGCAAGATCCGTGGGGGGATTACCCACCTGGTTCGTCTACGTCAACTTGGGAGAGCTCTTATGAGCACTGCCAGGATGAAGTGACTAACTATGGAGGTGAAAACCCTCTGCACATATTTTCTATTAAGAATTATGCTGCACCTTGCAATGGAGTGACTCACTGGGGAAATGGCGCGATTTACGAAACCATAAGTAACGGAGATCCGAACTTATGGGGTAACTCGTTTAACCATCCCTATATTGCTGATAAAGGCGTTGATTCTATCATCAACAGGAGCAGCCCACATCGACCTTCGGTCGATTTGCCGCTATTCCTGTTTGAATTGAAGGATCTGCCTGGCATGGCTAGTGAGATCGGTACTTTTGGCAAGCAATTGCCTAAAGCTATGGAACTCATCAAGGATGCCGGACGCTCCCTTATGTACGGTAAGAACCGCACACAAGGTGTAGCTCGTGCTCTAGGAGGCGGTTTGCTTTCCTATAACATGGGCTGGCGTCCCCTTATGGACGACCTGCTTAAGATGACTGGTCTTGGCGAAGCTATTAAGCGACGTCAAGGCGAGCTCGAAAGGCTGGCGGACAAAGGTTTCAGCAAAAGAGTAGGAATCGGGAGTTTTAGTGAAACTACCGGAGGCGCCCATGGCGTCCTTGGTAAGGTAGGGTTAGGTACCGTCTTTGGTATTCAAACCTATTCCACTAAATCTGAGCGTTATGCGGTTGTTCGCTGGAAAGCGAATGGCGGCATAATGCCCTCCGTCGACTCTTCATGGACTGGAGCTATGAGATCAACCCTCGGGTTGAACTTATCTCCAGCAACGATCTGGAATATGATCCCATGGAGTTTTGCGATCGATTATTTTGCTGGTATTGGCGACTTCCTCGACACATATCGAAATTCTTTCGAGATGCGCGTGGACGGAGCTTCTATTATGCAACATTCGACGCAAACCATCACCCGGACAATAACTGAACGTTATTGGACCGGAACTGGTGGCGAAGGAGCCCTGATTACAGAGATTAAGAGCAGAAGCCCTATATCTCTTGGTCCTCGACTTCCTGCCATCACTCCTTTCTTGAGTGGTGGACAAGTGTCTAATCTGGCTAGTCTATCGGTTGCCAGGAGATCATCTTGGCGCAATTAAGCGTAGATTAATTTACCTTAACCGATAGTCAAAGTCCAGAAAAGGAAGCCTCATGCTTGGGGAATCTATTGCACTTACTCACAATTCTGTGAGCAAGTCCGTATCTCGTATCAACAACGATCTTTACTCAGGAGAATATCTCCTGCGTACTGCGACAGAAGAACTTCTTCTGACAACGAAGCACATAAAGGAATCACCTCGGAAAGGTGAGCTGCCGTTTGAACGGCACCTCATCGAGCTGAAAGTGACAACCTTTGCGACCCTTACGGTAGCGGAAACCACTCATGTGGTGACTTTTACAGTTCGGACTCGTCGTGGTTCGGATCCTGCCGACGCTCTCAAGGCGGCGAAAGCCCTCTTGGGTTGGACGACAGATGCAAACGTTACCAAGCTTATTGCTTGGGAATCGTAAGCGTTGATACTAGAGCCACTTCCACTAACCGTTGAACTAGGTTAGTAGAGGCGGTCGATTCCTCCGGCGTGACACGAATACTTCACTCGAACCAAAGAGGGTTCAAAATGAGTATGAAAAGTCGTGCCGAGCTTCTTAGGGCTCTCTATGAGGGCATCTTAATCGATGCTGCTCATAGGTTTCCGGAAAGCATGCAAACTTTTGAACGCGATAACACCCGTATTCAAAAGATCATAGATAGGAATGAAATATGGTTCTTCACCATACAACTTCCTGCATGGAATAAGCACTTTACAAAGTGTTTAGACCAGCGACTCGTTCTTCCTTTCGAAGGAGCACACAGTGCTCCTAAGAAGGGGGAAGCGTATCCGAAACTATTTTCGGGACTCTTCTCTAAAGTCTTCTATGATACCGGCATGTTGCGCGAGGATGCTGACCACGAAGCTATCCGAATTCTCCAAACCCTCTTATCGGGGGCAAAGAAAATAAGGATGCAATGTGATGATCGAATCGTTGTTAAAACAGTTCAATCATTTGTCGAAACTGAAGAGAGTGTACGTCACTATACCCTTAATTGGGGCGACGTTGTACTCAATTGCGACCCTAGGCTTGGCATCACCGGAGACGGTGTCCAATCTAGTGTCGCTGAAGAGGGAAATCTGTTCATCGAGTTTGTACCCGATGATCAGCCCCTTCTTCCCAGTTTCAGTGCCATCCAGTCAGTCTCTGACTGGTTCGCACTCGCTTTCGGGTCTCCCTATTATGGGAGGCTCGAACCTCGCCATGGACCAGGCGCTATCTCAGATCGAGGCAGTAATGCCTCGAAATACCAATTCAAGAATTGGCCTGAGAAACTTGAGTACTGTTTCCCATATTCTGCGTTCGGAGTTCCTAACGCAAGATATTGGTTACAACCAGTGGACGGAAGAACACCTGAGCACGGATCTCTAATCGATGGAATACTTCCTTCGATACGCGATCTTGGCCTGGGTGATAACAGCGATAGGTTTTTGCCTAGCTCTGTTCCTTCACGTCTTCTAGCGGTCCCAAAAACGCAAAAGGCCCCGCGGCTGATAGCCGCTGAGCCTGTCGCGAATATGTGGATGCAACAGGCTATTCTAGGTTTCCTAGAAGACGCCGTTGCTTCTTCCTGCCTACGCAACTGTATCAATTTTCATGATCAGAAGCCAAGCGGGGAGCTCGCACTCAAGTCTTCCTTGACTAAGTCGCATGCGACGATCGATTTGTCGGATGCGTCTGATCGACTATCCTTATGGCTGATAGAACGTCTGTTTAGATCTAATTATGATCTTCTACAGGCATTCAATGCAGTCAGAACGGATTGCATAAGCATTCAGAGAGATCGAAAGATTCTCCCTGTTGCTCATGGTACTCCTAAGCTGATGAAGCTTAAGAAGTTCTCGACTCAAGGATCTGCGCTTACGTTTCCAACCCAGACGATAGTGTATGCAATGATTTGTATTGGCGTGCTTCTTCACGAAACACGTCGTACTGTCAACGCGCACAATATCGGGTGGGCCACGAAACAGGTCCGCATCTTTGGGGATGATATCATTGTCCCCAATGATGTAGTGAAACCGACGATTGAGGCCTTACAAGGCCTCGGGTTCAAAGTCAACGCCTCTAAAACTTTCTCTGAAGGAAACTTCCGAGAGAGTTGTGGTGTCGACGGTTATATGGGCACGGATGTTACTCCGACCTATATTCTCGAACCGTATCGTCGAGCTCGTCCCACATCCATCGCTTCAATCGTAGAGTGTGTAAATAACTTCCATGAAAAAGGATTTTATTTCACATCTCAAAAATTGAAGGAGACACTTCCGGAAAATATTCGTAAGAATATCCCTTCCGTAGGACGTGGTAGTGGGGCCTTTGGCTTCATCTCGGATATTGGTTTTAATGTCGCCCATCACCGTAGTCGGGTGAACAAGCGAACCTTTAAACGAGAAGCTTTAGTGCTAAGTCTTTCCGACAAAGCTCAAAAGCAGAAGCACAGAGGCGACTTCGCCTTACATCAGTATTTTACTGAGAAGCCTTCTCCT